CTCAACTACTGTAAATCTTCATGGCTAGAACCTAACTTTAGTTCAAACTTAGGACCTGTTGTATTATAGCTAAATGTGGCATCATCACCTGACCCACCTTCGATTGTAATACCTGCACCATTAATTACAGCACTTGTACTATTGCCACTATCTAATACAATGTTATGGTCATTTAAATTTACAGTAGTTGAGTTTACAGTGGTCGTTGTACCTGATACTGTTAAATCACCTGTAACTGTTAAGTTGTCGTTTACTGTTACTTCAGATGTTGTATGACCGATAGATATAGGAACACCTGATGTAGCTGTACCTATTGTTATGCCATTAGATGTATTAGAGTTATCTATGTTTAAAGTAGATGTACTGTCTAATGATATATTAGAGCCATCAACAACTAATGTTCCATCTATGTCTGTGTTATCTAAGTTAGTTGTTCCATCAACATCTACATCACCTGATATATCTAATTCAGTGGCTTCTATTTCTCCACTTGCTTTAAATATTACATTGTCACCACCAGACACTTCAAAAATAATTTGATTATCCGTGCTAAACTTTATTAAGTTGTCATCATCTCTACCTACAACTAAACTTGTATTTTTTACTGATTCTATAGTTGTTTGTGCAGTGCCTATTACAAAATCAAGAGTATTATCACTGTCATCGTAAGTAACTCCGATACCTGTTTCTGTATTAGAACCAACCATAGCACCAACAGTGTCAGATATTGTTTCAGCTAAAGTAACACCAGCAATAGTTATTGCATCTGCTTCAAGTGTTCCATCAATATCTGCATCACCACTAATATCAAGACTTGTTGCATCTACTTCACCTGCAACAGTTAATACACCACTAGCGACTGTTATTAGGTCTGGGTCACTTGTATGTCCTATTGTACTGCCATTTATAATTACATTATCAACTGTAAGTGTAGTTAATGTACCTACAGATGTAAGGTTTGGCATTGCAGTTATTTCATCATCAAAGTATGCAGCTAAATCTGTAACTGCAACTTGTCTCATTGAACCTGACTTATTAAATACAACTCTGTCTGCATCAGAAACTGTAGTGGAAGTAGCAGATGTATCACCGTCTAATATATTTAATTCAGCAGTTGTAACATTAGCACCGTCTAATATTTCTAATTCTGCTTCAGATATTTCTGCACTACCAATTGTTACTGTACCTGCAAAAGTTGTATTAGCACCACTAAATGTTACAGCAGTTGTTGTGCCAGATTTAATTACTAAGTTACCTGATGAATTTTCTAATGAACCAAAAGTAGTAGAATCATCTTGTAAAGAAACAATACCATCATCTGTGTTTAATATTATATCTCCTGCAACGTCTAATGTAAAATCACCAGAAGATAAATCTAACTCTGTACCATTTAAAGTAAAATTATCTACTACAAGAGAAGCACCTGTAATTACTCCGTCAGAGGTTAAGTTACGGACTGTTCCTATATCTCTATTGGAATCTACAACCATAGCCTTACTAGCAGCAACAGTACCTGCTGTAATGCCATCAAGCATCTCTAATTCAGCTTCTGATAATACAGCACCTGAACCTAATGTAAATGAACCACCTACAGTTAAGTTACCTGCTACGGCTAATGTAGAATTAGCAACTGTAGCATTTGGTGTTAAGGTAAGATGTGTTACATAAGTTCCTGCACTTGCTATATCATTACCAAATGTTAGCGTACCACCATCAGCTATATTTAATTTCCATTCATCTCCTGCATCATCACCTTCATCAGCCATTAATGTAATAGCTAATCCTGCACCCTCAGTTGCAGCTATCTTTAATGAATCGGTTGTAGTTTCGTCATAACTAATTGCAATATTTTCATCTGTACCAAATATTAATCGCTCATCATCAACAATTAGTATATCATCTGAGAACTTAAAATAATCTTCATCTTCCATCCATGCAAGTACACCATCAGATGTTTCTCCATCGAATGTTATTGTTATATCTGTTCCTGCAGTTGCTGCACCAAAAGTTAATGAATTACCTAATAACTTAGTTATAGGACCACCTTCGTTTGCATCACCACTGTGCGTATGTCCACTACTTGCTTGAAAAGCTGCTAATAGTTGGTCAAATTCATCGTTAGTATGTGCTGCTGTAATTACGTCACCATCTGTATAAGATGATTGTCTTGTATACGTTGCTCCCATTTACCTTCTTGCTCCTAACTGATATTCTAATTGAAATCCTTTTAATGAGTATGGTGCTGTTGTAGCATTGTCATTAACTCTTAATGCAACTGCAAAACCTGAACCCTCTACTGATTGTCTTAATAATGGTTGTGATGCACCACCATAAGTTGGCACACCATATGTTGATGTTCCATATATAGCAACAACATCTTCAGAATCTAATGGATATGCCGCAGGTCTTGCAGAGTTTCTATCTTCATAGTCATATCTGACAAACATATCAGCATTAATAGCTGACTCCGGTTTGTAGTTGATTATAACCCTTTGCATATGCTTTCTTATTCCAGGGTCTCCAAAAGTTAAATCAGGACTTCTATATCTACCTGATATTGTTGTACCATCAAAGTCATTACCTTTTTCTTGTCTATGTACGAAACCATCAAAGCCACCGTGTAGAGTTAACACATTACCTGCTTCAACAAACGTATCGGTACATGATGGTTTTATACCACGTAACTCAGAAAATTCAAAGCTCTGTCCTTTCATAACACATATAACACCTTTTGTATTATCTTCGCCTTGACCATCTTTAGAAAAGAATATTCTATATTGTGTTTTATTAGGTATTACAATTGATTCAAATAATGCCGAATCAATTAAATTTTCATCAAATATAGACTGCACGTTTGCACTAATAGTTCCGAGTTCAACGTCACCAATTCTTGCTGTACCTGCAACTGTACGTAATCCATCAGGTCCTAAGAATATTAAGTCACCTGCAAATTCTTGTATGGTGTCTCCATTTACGCAACCAATGTTTCTTGTAACAGGTGTTACCGAAAATACATCAGAACCACTTCCTGAACTTCCCGTAATTTTAAATATTCTGTTTTCACAAAATACAAATAACTCACCTCTAAATGCTTTTAGCCCAACAATAGTATCATCTACTTTAATACTTCCTGCAGGTAAACTAGCTCCTGCACTAAATCCATCTTCATTTAAACCCTCACTAAATACTATCTCTTGAGGTGTGCTAGACATACCAGCATAGAACATATGATTTTTAAAAGCAGCTACAAACTTAGCACCTTCTACACTTGAATCTGTAACGTCTGAAGCTGTTAAAGATGTGTTAAATATTGTTGGGTCGTTTACTCCATCAACAACAATTATCTTTTCATTACCATCAAAGTTATATCTTTCAAATGAATATTTACTAGCGTTTGTTCTGCCATTATCTCTTTCAGTCCAACTTTCAGATACTACATCATCTATTGCGTGGGTCGCAGCAGAGGTTGAACTTTCTGCTCTTGTTACACCCGTAAATGTTGACGATGTTTTTCCTGTGTAAGTAAATATTTCTGAGTTAATTTGTAAAGTACCACTAGAACTAAAGCCACTTGTGCTATCAACTGAAATAGTACCCGAACCTGTCATGCTTGTGCCTATAAGTATTTTACCTGATAACTCACTTGAAGCCGAACTAAATATCTTTTCCCCTCTAGCAGCTATTATATTATTATTAAAAAATGCTACCATTAAAACTTTTTCGGTACTAGCTGAAGTCTGAGGTACAATGTGATTGCAGTGTTTTCTAAAACCGTTTATTCTTCTATAGCCACCTTCAATGTCAGGTTCAAAGTTTAATAACTCAAGTGCTTGTCCTGGTTGCATTATAAACGTAGAACGACTTTTAACTAACCCCCCTTCACAAACAAACGCTGAAGGAGATGTTTGAGATTGGTCGGGCATATTAACTTACTCTTGTTGTTATATCAGACGTATTTGAATAACCTTGCCTTGGTATAAATGTAGACCTAACGTAGTCAAATCTATTTACCAATAGCGTTTGCATATTCTTTATACCTTGCTCAAAACGTGCAAAGTTTATACCATATTGTTGTGTTTCACCTCTATACTGATAAACAAAAGCTGTAGCACCATCTGCTATAATAGGTGCAAATCTATCAGGTATAGTTGTTGTATCACCGTGTGCTGTCATGTCACTTGGAAAAGAAAAG